TCGCCCAAACGTGTGGCCGTTCATCATTCCCCTTATTGTCAAACCTTCGACAATCGTTTTACCTGCATCTAATCCAGTTACAACTACCGCGTCAATACCGTCACTTGTAGGATAATGTTCAATGATTGCTCCATAACCCTCGACATAAATCGCGCCGATGTTTAATGATCCGACTGTTCTATAAGTTCCCGCCGGTATGTATACCGGTTTCCCTGTATTAGAGGCATGTAAAAAAGCGTTATTGAATGCCGTTGTATTGTCGTTAGAAAGCGGACTAACCCCGAAATCATTGACAACATTTATTGATCCGTTTCTTGGCTTCCTCGACGGACTAAACGACGACATATGAAATGCCCTCCCCGTTGACGCTAGAATCAATATAAATCTCGTTAGCGTTGCTAACTTGGAAGTCGAACGAATCTTTGGCCTCAAGTTCAACGCCAAATACGGACGATGAAACGGTTATCATGCCCGCAAAAATTGAACCTGTGTTACCTTTATTGGCAACGATTGTCACCAACCTGCCCGGAATGTCCGGCAACCTAACCCGCGTACCTGCTGTTGTAACGTTCAATACGTTCGCGCCTTTAAGTGTCCCGAAATTACTCATTTTATCCATTCCCCCTTGATGTAATAAAAGGGCGGTAGAAAACCCGCCCCCATGCGTTATTTGTTCAACGTGTTTTTAGTTCCTGAATATAGTCCAACCGATGTCAAACCCATGATAATACCGACAATAACGCCGGTTTTCGGATCGCCCGGCGCAATGTACACCACGCCTCCAATGACACCCAAAACGATGGATACAGCCGGAGAAAATCGTTTTGGCATCCCGGCCCGCGTTGAAATCTCAACTAAACCAATGATAACGGCGATAATAACAATGTCTGTCACTTGAAACATTTCCATTTTTTAAACTTCCTTTCTTTTCAGTAATCTTTCGATGATAACGGCCATTTCAGCGCGGCTTACTGGCTTGTCCGGCGAAAAATTTCCCTTTCCATCACCTAACATAATTTTCGCATCAATGGCCGTTTTAATGGCCTTTTCTGCCCAATGTCCTGCATAATCAGTTTTTTCGACCACTGGCGCGGCCTCCCTTGGTTTATATGTGAATCCGGCAAATGAACAGAAAGCCCTAACAACGGCTTCCGCGTATACTTGCCAGTTTGATTTTATCCGTGCCGCGTCTGCCGCATTGGTGCAAAAACCATACTCAACTATGACGGTTGAAACCGATCCTGTTTCACGGTGCATGAAATAGTAATCGGCTCCGTTATGTTCGCGAAAAAATACCCGCCGGAATGGTTGACCGGCCTCCACAACGGCCTTTGCAAGCGCATTGGCCAATTTGCCATCCGAATGTATGCTATGGATTGTTTCAACGCCCTGTGCGTCCGCTCCGGCCGCGTTGATATGGTTTGAAATGCAATACTTCGCGCCGCTTTCCCTTACCATTTCCGTTCGTGTATCGCTATCTAACGTTTTATCAATTGCGCGGGTTAACGCTACCGGAACCCCTAATTCTTTGAAACGCTCATACTGATACAAAGAAATTTTTAGGGTGTAATCCTTCTCAACAATCCCGTTGCCACTTGCGCCCGGATCGTCGCCGCCGTGACCCGGATCAATTACCAAAACTGGTTTTGTCACTGGTTTTTCAACTCCTTTTTTAATGACTAACGCCGCGCCCAATTTACGTCCGAAACCATCGTCAATCGGGTACAAATACGAACTACCGCCGCCGTCACCGTTCAATGCTTCCACACAACCCAATGAAAGCATCAGTTTTGCAAGTTCTTTCAGCATCATGGCCTTGTACGTCCGCACAATTACCAGTTTCCCGGCCGCTGTTATACCTGCCGCCGTTCTGATTGCTGGCCGTGTGTAAATGTCCGTTCCTGTTCTATCGCGCTTTATTCCGGCTTCTACAACGTCCTTGCCGCCTTTCAATAATGGCGGTGAACCTTGGATTGCCCAAACTGGATTTGGATGCTTTCCAATATGCAACGTCCTATCCGGCAACATGTAAAGTTCGTCGCGGTTTGTCGTTTTGTCTATGTCGTGCATAACGGTCTTACCGCCTACAATAAGCCGGCCGATTGGTACGCCTTTAACGGTGTTCGCATAGCTGAAATTGCAAGCAAAATCATAATTTCCCGCTAACTCTTTTATTGTCTCACCATTTTTATGCACTACGTCTATTTCATCAACCTTCGGATCGAATACCCTGTACACATAATCAGCCATTTTACGCCCCCTTGATAATTACAGACAAACCCGCCACGATAACGCCGGTCAAAATCGTAGTGCCGCCCCAAAACACAATTTTTTCGAGTTTAGTCACCCGCGCATCAATCGCCGGTATTTTCGGAACGTCTGCCGTCGCAATTATGAACTCATTCAAACGAATGTGTGCGCTGTCGGTGCTGTCCTTTGCCCTCGTTGCAACCTCTTTCACCTTTTCCAAATCCTCGCGCATGTCGTGAATTTGATCCATGCCCGCTTTCATCGTTGCGCCTAATTCGCGGACACTGGCCAAAACTTCACCCAATTTCTCTGTCATTGTTAATTTGACTTGTCCAATTTCCTTCGAAAGTTCCCTGTATTCACTTTCCTGCATAGCCATAATGCGCCTCCCTTCTCGAAAACTATTATTTTCAATTAATTATAAGGCACATTATGGTATTAGGGGAATAATATTATTGATCTGCTAGGAATGAAATTCCGTTCAACGGTATAATATTAGTGTTGGCTCTGTTACCGTAGCTTGTTATGTTCCCACTACCGTCTATAGCCGTTTCAAGCGAAAAATAAACAGAACCATCATGCGCTATGTTGGGAAATACTTTAAAAAAATTAGACCTAAAACCGACGGGTAACGTAAAATATGACGTTCCTGACACTAGCGTTCCCGCATTAAATCGGCCTCGCAAATGAACGAAACCCATGCTGTCTTTCATGTATTGGCACGTTTCAACTATGCCTATAGAACCGTTTGTTATGGGTATATCCTGCCATGGACTAGCCCCGGAATTGTCTATTTTACCTACAACAACCCCTTGAACAATCATAACTCTATCATTCGCAAATGGCCGATAACTAGACAAGTATGGGTATAACTTAGGCCCGGCCGCGTCCATGCCATCAAAGACAATTTTAGGCTTTCCGCTAACGTGGGCCGCGTCAACCTTTCCAAATCGTATGGACGTTTTAATTTTATCGTCGCCCGATCCCATTAAATCCAAAAATTCAGAAGGATTCATATGCTCACCACTTTCCTGCATGAGTGTTTCATCTTCCCGCCTATGTCAAGCGGGATAGACCATTCCATTTCGGTATAATTGGCATTTATGCCTAATGGCCCATACACAATATTTAAAATGTCGTAATAATCGTGCATCGGCATAATGGCTGTTTCAAACTCTAAGCGGCCGTAAACCTGTGAGGCTTCAAACGCTATACGCTGAACATAAGCGTCTAAAGCCGTTTGATCCGCTATATCCTGCACCTCTCGGTAATCTGCTATAGTACGTCCACGGCTTACGGTGCTTGTTACGCTGTTTGGATTGCTATTCGTGTATATGGATTTAATCGGCCCCAATTCCGCATTTGTCCGGACAACAACCCATTTATTAGCTACGCCGAATAAATCCATATCCTCGGTAATGCCGTTGTATATAACGCTCAACTGATCGTCAATATACGTGTATTCTGCCGCCCTCAAGGTTGGGGAAACATACGTCCCGGTAATGAAATACCCGTTAACGTCAACCCGCATAGGGGTAAAATTTATTTGGCCTATAAGGTTGTTGACAGCCTGTAACTTGTCTGTCCCAATCTCAAAAGTTACGTCACGCGGCAATGTTTTTGTTGTGTCCTCGATGATCGTTTTAGTTATTCCCGCGCCGGTTAAAATCGTGGTAATAGCCGTTTTGTAATTCGTTCCGGCCGTAATGGTATAGACGCTATCAAATTTATCGTCGCGCAAAATAACCAAACCGTCATACGCTTCAACGTCCCGCATAACTCCCCCTATATCATCCTTTCGCACCGGCGACGATAGAAGGAAAACGCCTAACGGAAATGAAATCCAGCCGCCTGACATTTTTAATTCGACAAACGGCTGTATACGATCACTTAAAAAATCAATGCTACCATCGTCAACAAGCGAAAACCGGGCCGTGCGCTTAATTTCGTTTAGGGCGGCGAATGATACGCCGCCCCCTAGAACATTTGTTAATTCCTTTTTCTTTACGTCGTTTTTGTCCAGCAAATCATACCTAAATTGAATCTGCCGCGCCCCGCGCTTGCCGTGCAATACGTCTTTAATTTCTTGATCTGTATAGCCGCCCCGCGCTAACGGAATCATGCTCATACCCCCTCAACATAATAAACCCTCTCCGGACGTATGGTAATCTCCCAATGCGTCCCGAATTCATTAACACCAACGCCGTTCAATGTAACGTATGTTTTGCGGCCCTTGTTATCCCGCAACAATAACGTTTCTCCACTCATTGCCAATTCTTCGACGGTCTGCAATTCGGCCCATGTAAAGACTAAATATTTATAGTCAAATGCGCTTTCTTTGGTTGTCCCAAACTCCGTCATAGCAAAGTCACGGCCCGCAAATTTCATTTTTGCGCTATCAATGGCGTTGTTTTTCTGCAATGTACTGCCCTTCTGTAACGTCACATATTTCGTTTCATCCGTCAATGATGCTAGTTGAGTAAACGCCACGTTAGGCGTTATGGTTGCGCTCGGCCCTTGTGCAAAGGTGCTGTTAACCCCAACCGCTTGAGCATAGTATTCAATGGTTGCGCCCGGTTGCGGCGTGTAGTCAATGAATGTGCCTCTGTTGACGTTGTAATTAAACTCAACAACCAATTCAATGTAATCGGTGTTAATGATTGACGAAACCGTGCCGTTACTTGCATTTGTATAGGCGAGTATGTGAACAAATCCACTCGAATCAATGCTATTAGTGAACCATGATGTAGCGTTTTTAATGGTGAAAGGGCTTATTTTTGTCACTGTCCCTTGGGAATGTTCCCAACCTGAACCCGTTCCCGATGTCCATGAACCTGTCCACCAAGCAACCTTGGCGAAATTACCACTCGGCGCACTACCATACCCCCACCAATTCGCGGTCATTTTTTTGACGTTATCTTTCAACCATTGCACCTTATCGCTCGACGGAATGGAGAACCCGCCGCGCTCTATGAGGGCTATGAGGTTGAAGGAAAATAGATGCGCCCCAATTTCGTTGTTTGCGCTTCTAATCGTCGCCTGTGTTACTCCGTTTAATGTTTCTATGGTTGTATAACCGCCAAACTCATTAGTTATTGAGGAAGGTGCCAATAATGTTGTCATATTTCCAACGGTTTTCCATATGTGTGGATTTTCCACTAAACTGCCCGAAACCTTACCGACAAAATTATTCATAATGTTGGCCGGTGCTACGTTTTCCGTGCCGGGTTGGAAGTCTACAACAAGTTCAATAAAATCGGTGTTTATGGTGCTGGCGGTTGTGCCGTTTGAAGCGTCTGCAAAGGCCAAATAATGAACAAATCCGTTGTTATCAATGATTGCGGGAATGTCTAGGCCCGTTAATATCCGAGAAATAAGCGTCACTGTCGCAGACGTATGGTTTAATGTTCCGTACCATGCGGAAGATACGCTATGCCATGCAGAAAGAGAGGCTTTGTTACCCGCTGGCCCGCTTCCATAGCCGTACCAATTGCACTTAATTTTCGTTACATTAGCTTCTAACCATGCAACCTTATCCGTTGCCGGGATAATTAAGCCGCTACGCTCAACAAGGGCTATGAGGTTGAAGGAAAATAGTTGTTGAGCAATATTTGTATTGGTTGAATTTGTTGATTGTTTTAACAAACCATCGGCCAAAACGAAAACATTGTTGTATGACGTTTGGGTAAACTCGGTAGAAAAACCGGCTGGCGTTTGCAATGAACTCCCGGCATATTCTTTTGCAATATGTGGGTTTTCCGTTGTGCTGGCCGTAACCTTACCGACATAGTTATTTGTCACCGTTGCCGCCGGTATAGCTACCGCATCCGTCGCCGTTGCGATCCGCACCCATGCGCCCGCATTCTCGCGGCGGTATATCTCGTTGTTAGCGAGTGCCGGAACCGTTCCCGCCGGGTATGGGTTTTGCACCGTTGCCGTCACCGTTCCGCGTACATCATCCTTAACCAGCGAAATGGTAGGTATGCCCGGCGCGGTGAATGATACATTAAAGGTATTTATATCCGCATCTGACCACAATCCACCCGCATCCATAACACGCAATGACAATTGATATGTCGTGTTATTCGCTAGTGTATGCGTGATTGTTTTGGACGTATTGCCGTTTGTCTGCGTGTCCGTCCATAGCGTTGTGACTCCGGTTGCATCAAGTAGCTTTAGTTCATATTGAACCTGTGCCACGCTCGACCATGTGGCGGTTTGGCTGGCTGTCGCTATCGTTGCGCCGTTCGCCGGTGCTGTGATTGTTGGTGTAGGCGTTTTTGTTGCCGCGTTAAACGCTGAAATTGACGAATAAGGCCCGACAACCGCCCCGGAATCATATGTCCTTACCTGCCATTCATACGAACCTGCCGCTAGTGTATTGGCTGGCATGTCGTAAAATTGGTTTGGTGTCGTTTGCGTCACCGTTGTCCACGTGCCCGCGCCTTGCAACCTGTATTGCAAATCAAATTTGCTTTGTGTATCGCCCGGCGAATCATTGTATTGCCAACTGAACCGGATAACTTGCGCCCGGTCTTTGATCGTGCCGCCGGTTGGTACTAGGTTGGTTGGTGCCAATGGCGTTGCATTATATAGCAATTTATCGAATTTAACTATGGAAGCGTCCATATACACTATTCCTATTACGGTTGATACTTCGCGCTCCATAACTGACGGATTACTTCCCGCGTTAACGATCACCTCAGAAAGAAACGTAGTGCCGCCGTTCGCTATCGGCCTATAGGCAATGTTTGATCCGGTTTGGTAGAATACGAAAACCTCGCCTAAAGCATTTTCGGATATAATTGTTTTTTGCCCGGTGAATCCGTCACCTGTTACCGCGTTCCATGTTGATCCACCGTTATCCGAATATCTAACAATGGCGGCTCCCGCATTCTCGAACGAAACGAATATACGTCCTATGTTTGAACCGTTTTTCTTGACAAGCGTTGACGCGAACCCTTCGAATGTTACCGGTGCATATACGGTAACATCACTCCACGTTGTACCATTAAACGCTCTTGATCTGATGTTATCGTCTGCCGAATTGTGAAGCCTACTATGGCATACTACCGGGTGACCGTCGTTTTTTATTGCAATGGATGGATGTAAATTGTCAACACCGCCCGCATTATCGAGAGATAATTGGGTAGCCGCCGCCCATGTGGAACCGCCATCTGTGCTTTTTGTGTAAAATATATTTTTTGAATTTGGATAACTGCTCGTTTTCGTTGCATAGGCCGCATGATAAACGCCTGAACCGTCCGCGACTATAGACAAATAATCACTTGTGTACCCTGTTGTGAATGCGTTAAATATTGTATTTGTACTTAATGCGGCATTCGCTACCGTTGTAGCGTCAAAAAAAACGCGGCTTATCGATTGGTCATCAATATTGTTATAAATTGCAACAACGCTAGTGCCAACGCTGGCCAATGCTACGCCCTGTTTGGCTCCAGTATTCCAGCATAGTTGTGTCCATGTCGTTCCGTTGTCCGTCGATTTATAGTAATAGTTTCGGCTGTCTGATGAACTAAAAGCGGCGGCAACCATCCATCCATTGCTTAACCTGACAATTTTACGGCCGTCGTTGCCCACGGTGCTATAGGCCGCCGAAACGATAACTGTAGGATCGATTACAAGCGGATAAACACGCTCAATATTTGAAATCCATTCATTAGCGACAATAATTTGAAAAGACATAAACCCCGAACCGTCATTGAAAGCGCGGTATTTTCCCGTTGTCATAGCCCGATTCGGAATTTTAGAATCATAGGCTACAACCTCCGGCAAATGAAAAAACCGTTCCCCGTTAGCGTCCACAAAATCAATGCCGCCGGTTGTCTCGAATAGTCCCGTTTGCTCTACGCCATCGGCAATAACGGTCAAATCAGTATCAAATTGAATCTCGCCGCCGATAGCAAATTCAATTGCGCCAAATAAAAATTCCATTGGATCGCGTTGGAACCCTTGAATTAAAATTTGGTGCTTTAATTCTCTGTTCTCTTGAATAAACCAATCGTCAACATCGGGCATTGCGCGGTTGAACCGGGCATAATTCGCCTTAGTTTCTAGGGGTACGTCTGTAACGGTAAATAGAACGTCTTCCGTTCCAAACTCGTCAATGTATTTCATGTCCAACGGCTTCCAAATGAATTGGCGGCCTTTGAAGGTGTAGATAACCCTGTTTTCAAGTTGATAAAAATCACTCTTTACTATGCCGTTATCTGCTCCGTAATGCTCCGGCTCGGTTTCCGTTTCCGGTATGATTTTAATCGTGTTGTCTAACTGTAAATCGTCAATATCAATTATTTTATCAGACACTAAATGCACCCCCTAAAAAAATAGGGCGGTAAACAACCCGCCCATTGAATTTATTAAACTTGTGTTAAAACTAAATTCCCGTTTGCGTCTGCCTCAACGGTTAGCGTTGTTCCATCCGGCAATTCATACGGTTGCGGGTATGGGTAATTGTTCCATCTTACTCCATCCTTGTACCATTGTTTGATAGGAACATAGAAAGAATGGGAAAACGTGTTGTGTGCAATGGTGAACATTTTCAACTGATCCAACGGAACCGCCGAAACATTCACGTGTGAATCAAACAAATGAGATTGCCCGCCGCTGATCTTCGTACCATCCGTTAATTGTGCCAACCATTTCGTTGCTTGCATTAGCTAAAACCCCTCGCCCTTTTAATTTGTTTGAACGTGTTGAAAAATTCGTACATGTTCGCAAATTCGGCAACGTCTTTGGCGTTCAATTGAACATCTAGATAGTATGTGTCACCTGTTGTCGCGCTCTCTGAACCCGTTGCACTCTCGCCCTCCATCGTAACGGCTGGCATTGCAAGCATTTCACCCATAAGCCCTTTTATTTTTGGTATGGCGGTTGTTATGCTGTCCGAAATCGGCCCGCCAAAATCCAGTTTATCCAAGTCGCTCAATGGGCCAACTTTCGCCGGTGAAAACGGTAGGAAATCGCGAATTTGCCCGGCTATTTCTTTAACCTTCTCTATAACTTTCTTCGCCGCCGCCGCAATTCCTTCTGCCATTTGGTCAATTAATCCTTTACCGGCATCGAAAAACGTTTTTCCTAACCCTAGAACGAAATTAACAATGTTGTTAAAAATGGTTTGTACGTTCTCAATAATTTCGTTTAGTTTGGTATTGAACGCCTCTTTGATGCTTTCCCACATATTCTTAACGTTGGCTATAAGATCGTCTGAAAGCTTCATGAAATACTTCATAAGTCGAACCGTTCCGAATTGTTGGATAATGCCCCAAACCATTTCCAAAACGCCGCCTACGATCTGCTTTACAGCTTCCCACATCTTTGCCCAATCGCCTGTAAACAGGGCCGCGAAAAACTTGATTATGCCCATAATAATGTTTAAGGCTCCGCTTATGATGCTTTTTATCGCTTCCCATGTGCCAATGATGATAACTTTTATAAACGGCCATGCCCACTTGAAAACCTCGACAATAGCCATAATAACCGCGCCTATCACTGTAGCTATGGCTGTCCAAACGTTCATAACGGCTTGGAGTATCATGGCCCCGTTCTCGTCCCAAAACGCCCTAACTTGCGTCATTTTTTCCTCAATGAACGCTTTGATTGCATCAATGGCCGGGGTAACGAATGCAACAATGGCCGCCCATGCCGCCGCTGTTCCTGACTTAATAGCCTCCCAAATTCCAATTACCGCATCTTTAAACCATGTTGTACGTGTCCATAGCAGGTATATTGCCGCCCCTATCGCTACCAATGCGGCCGCGATTACAAGGGCCGTACCCGCCACTGTAAGGAATCCGATTACGAAAGGTGCTATAACTACCCATAAGGCCGAAAAAGCCGCTGTAAGCCCGCCTGTTAAGCCTATGCCCACGGCCAACGGTGCTAATAGCACCATCAGACCAATAAACAGAAGGGCAAACCATCCAATAGCCGCCGAAATTTCCGGGTTTAGCTGTGAAAACTTGGCCCATAATTGCGCTACCGCATTCACGGCCCCGATTATCGCGGCGGCTACCGCATCGAATGATTTTAGGAATGGAAGAAGGGCCGTGTTTAACGTCGATCCCAATTCCTTGGCCGCGTCACTCATTTTTGTAAGCCCATTCGCTTCAAGTAATTTGTTAATCCCGGCTAATACCCCGATGAATACAAGACCCATTCCAAGGGCCAGCATGGTCATACGCATGAGGCCCATGTTAATCATTCTGATATAATCGTTCATTTGCTTCATGTTGGCATTTGGCCCCAAATGCTTGAGTGCTAAAACGGCCGCGTTGCCTTGCTTGGCCAACTTCTCTAGTCCGTCACCCACTTTTAAAAGCGATTGATTAAGCGGCCCTATAGGATCGCCCATACGCTCGAAATTGGCGGCAATTTTACTTGATTGAGTGGAAGCATTCAACAATGTGCCGACTGTTTTGGTAATGCCCATTAAGCCTATTTTGTTAAGCTTCATCATTTCCTCGCTGACTTTCTTTTGTTCGCCGCCAACCCGGACAATTTCCGCTATATATGCGTCTGTATCGCCTTTAAACTTGGCCGTATCAAAAGTTAGTTCCGCGAATTGCTTTTTAATGTCCCGTTGTTTACTCTGCAATTCGGCCATTGGTTGCAAACCCTCTGTCATGGTCTTAGCAAGTTTAGGGCCGTATTGACTCGTTAATGAGGTTAACATGCTTAATTCCGTGCGAACCGCATTTAATTTGTCCTGTGCCACCGTATAACTTTTGTCCATTTCAAGGCCGCCGCTTTCAATAGCCCCTTTGAACTCGTCTAAATGTGCGGTTGTTTGCTCAATCTGCTTTTCTATTCCCTCAAGCGAATTAGTGCCGTTTTTCCCGAAACTCTGCATGTGTTGTTGCAAAGGCGAAAGCATTTTATTCATTTTTGAGAATTGTTTGTTTATGTCCTTCGCTACGCCATTCATGCCGCTACCGGCCGCGCTGAATTTTTTCTCAAGCGTTTTTATGTCCTTCGTAAATCCGGACGTATCCGCGCCGATGTTAACGAACATTTCAGCTATTGTCGCCAAGCGTTTTCCCTCCTTCCTCGCCCATTTGGGCCATTAAATCACCAAGAACGGCCTTTGTTTCTGCTTTGTTGGTTTTCTTTTTCTCTTTGTCGCTACCTAACAGTTTTCGCGGATCAATCGGCTTTTTAACATGCGGGGCCGTTACCCATGAGGCCAATTGTGCAAGTTTGCGCCATTCTATCTGCTCACGCTCTTTGTACCCTTCGCACAAGTCTAAAAATTCACCGTGCGTCATTTGTCCTAGTTCATCGGGTTTTAAACGTAAAGGCCCAAACGCTATGCGTTTAAGCCCTTCCCAATCAAAACCCTTGTTTAGTTTTTTTCGGCTCCGTCTGCCTCCGGATCACCTTCGGAATTTTCTTCCTCACCGGCTCCAAGCAACTTCGAACGTTTCAACGCTTCCATAACCGGTTCCATCAAATCGGCAATGTTTAATCCTTCTTCACTAATCTTCTTGCCAAGCATGTTGCCGACAACTTGAAGCGTGATTCCCGGTTGCTTCCATTTCAGGCCCGCCCAATAGAACAAACGAACAACGTTAAAACCCACGTTTTCCTCCGTCAATACGCGGCCAATACCTTTGCCAAATGAAATTTCAATCTCCGCAACCGAATTATAATCATATTTCAAAAGCTTCGTCTGACCGTCAAATTCAACCTCGACATAAGTTTTTAACAACGCTATCACCTTTACCCCTCTTAATATGATTTTTTCCTAATACTAGAATAATAGAATAAGCCCGCCCTTACAATAGGACGGGCTTATTTTTAAGCGTTTATTATGCCGGTGTAGTCAATGCGCCCGTTCCTTGTAACTCAATGGAGTAGGTAACAGAATCGTCATAAGGCATGTCCATTTCACGGCTTGTAACGATTGCAAAACCTTCCTCAACGCCTACGGCCGCCGCGCCGCCCGCACCATCGGCATCCTCTGTAATCTTTACCTTGATGCGTTTTTTGGTACGCATAGCCGTTTTGATAGCTGTATAAGCGGCCTCGCCCGGAATGTAAATACCGTCGCAAGAAATATTCCAGCTACCAAAAGCGTAATCAAATTCTTTCATGAGGCTGGCCGAATCTTTGGAAGTCGTTTCGATTGTATCAACTTCCTCGGTCAATGTTGCCCCGCGCTGGCCGCCAACCGGTGTCCAAACCGGCACCGCCTCTGTTCCTGTGTTCGCCAATAACAAAACGTTAACTCCACGCATGTATAAAAACCTCCCTTTGTTTTTTTAATGGCCTACAGGCCCAATGTGACCGCCGCAACCGTTACCGTTGTCACTTGGTTATAAGTAACATCAACCAGCCCGGTAAGGTTATTAAATCTTTGCGGCGAGAATGGCCCTATTTGCGCGGTAGCACCTGCGGCAACGGACACCACAACGTCATGCTCGAAACCATGATTGCATTTTGTCGGTGCATTCACGGTCACGACACAAGCAGAACCGCCGCCGTTTTTAACGATGAATACCGTGTGACCATCATTTGCGAATGAATCACCGCCAGCCGCCGCCGCTCCGTATGTTGTTACTAGGCCCGCGTCCGATTGGCTTTTTTGAACGTTCAAAACTGCCATATACCCTAACCCCCTTTAGTTATTTTGAAGCGTAAACGCATAACACCGTGATAATTATCTTCGTCCTCGAATACTTCCAAAAACTCGCGGCGGCAATCGTCAAACGTGAACCCGGTAACGTTTAAAGGGCTTGCCGTAATGGATTGCAATGCTATATCCATGATGTTGACGGCCTCTTTTCGTCCTTCGTATTCACTCCAAACATGGATCATTTTAGTTATTTCTTCACCGTCGAACGTTTTAGAAGAATAATCCGAAACCGTATCATCACCGAAAATCATATAAGGCAATGCAACATCACCGGCCGGTAACTTTCCATCATAAATGCCGCCGGGTAAAATGGCCGTTAATTCCGGATCGTTCGAAAGGCGTTGATACAATGCTGTTTGTAATGGCCAAATTGCCGTTCTCATTCCTTCAACGCCTCCCCGATAGCTTTAATGAATTTCGGCCTTTCTTCTTCCCATGCAGGAAATAGAAACGGTTGCGCCCGCGTACCGGGATGATTGACCGACTTTACAGGATGCGCGGCACCTTTCCAAAATAGTGCTTTCTTGGTTTTGGGCCGTATTACGTGCGGCCTTGTCCCAAATTCAACGGCGGCGGCATACTTCACGTATGTACCGACACGTAAAACCATTTCGTTAGGTGTAACCGGCTCTATAACGATCCTCGAACGCAAGTTACCAGTATCAACCGGTGAACGTTTCTTTGCACCGTTTTGGACGTTTAACGCGGTTTCGTTTACAACGTCCTTCACCCGTTTTAGCTTCTCAACCTCATACTCGCCAATCTGCCCGATAGCCTTATAAATTGCCGAAAGATCAACGTCAATTTTAATCACGCGGCCTATACCCCCGTTTCTATGCAGGAGATATGCAGGTATTTTCCCGACTCACCCGCGTTAACGACATTTTGAATCTCAAGCACCCGGCCGCGATATGTAAGCCGGTCTGCTTTTGTTATATCGTCACGATAGCGAATCTCGACCATGTGTGTAATTTCTTGTTGAGGTTGTCCGGCAATTGTAACCGGAGCGGCTTTCACTGGCTTAACGTGCGCCCAAATAGCCGGAGTTTGGTTTATCCAACCGCCTGTAAAACCGCCGCCCTCGTCCCTAACCCGCCCACTACGCTGTAAAATGACCTTATGACGCATGTTGACGCTAGTCATTCGGAACCTTTAAACGGGTATACGCGGTATGTTTGTAATAGGGTATATTCCGGGCGGGAATGATTACCACGGCTGTCGTATAGCTGATAAACGCGGTTGAATACCCAAGTCTTAACGGGTGCCGGTGCTTCGATACCGTCAAAATCTGTATTCAAAAACTGTTCGGCCTCTCCTGTAGCTGTTTGAAGTAGCATGTTAACTGCCACATCGTCAAAACCCGGCTCGACTCGTATGAAATCGTATAATTCGTTTCCAGTTACGGTAATTTTAAGGCTCATTATTTACCGCCTCGTTTCTTCGGTGTTGTTTCGGTTTCTTCTTCTTCAACATCACCGATTATCTCAAGCAAACCCGCTTCCTCTAATGCGGCGGCAGAATCATCTTCAAAATTTGCAATTTGGTCATGCCCGAAAATGTAATCACCTGACATGAAAAACTGTTTAATTTTGCACTTT